CTTTCATCGACAAACCACGGTACTCTTATCTTCTTCATACGATCCAAATTTCGTAAGAAGAACAAAGAGAGTACGGAATCCCGCATAAATGCGGGACTGTGGTCTGCCAAATAACGCGCACGGGAACCAAAGGACCCATACTCATCGATATCGGCCACCGTAAAAAGTCCGCCCGAACGCGTCATACCCTTCAACAAACCCATATTCACATACGCAATTTGTTTAAAGTACATCGTTCGCGCGAACCCAAAGGGTTCCAGACGTCTCCGCTTCTGCATCAGTACATCCGACGTCTCAACGACACCGTCCGGATAATAACTGAAGTTCGCGGAGTTAATGTTGATGAAGGCACGCGAGAAGTAAACCTTCCCCAGTGACTCCTTCAATCCGACCATCGATGCTATCGCCGACCATATCCCCTTCCCAGACCTTGGGAGCTTCATACCAACATCATCCCCATTGATCATCAATGGACACGATGCTAGACTAAACCTCTTCAGGTACGCCTGTTCTGCTGAAAAGCGGCTAACTGCCGCATTCACCAGACACAGGACAGGAAAGGATGTGATCGACCCCATCAACTGGCCGGCTCGTTGCGGACCCTCTCGGAAACGATGACCTGTCAGCGAACGAAGAAACAATTGCTTCTCCATAACCGACAGACCACAAATCTCACTGATCGAGTCTACAACCTGCTCCGACGCCCAAGACGAAATCTCGTCCGTCGCAGCAGAGTAGTCACCGGAGAGAAAATACTCTCCCTCCTTGAGTCTCTTCCCAAGACGCCGTTGGACGTACTCTGAATCAACAGGCCTACCAATCAACTCAAAACACGGGTGATCCTTCAAGACCTTCCACATAAACTTCTGCAGCGGTTTCAATGCTGTATAAGTCAAGGGAGGGCCCTTTGAGATCACTCGTATCTTTAATGATTCGGCCAGCGCCACCGGTTCCACTAGCGGATCCTCGACCATCGCCTTCCGTAACAAACGCCAATAAAACGTTTGAAACTTCTGACGGATACTCGAGACATCTGCTTTGAACCGACGCTCTTCAACAGTACGACCATTTTCATCTTCGATCGCGTCCAAGACTCCAAAACGAACAAGGTCTCGAGGAGATCCAGTCAATCCAAACATCAAACCCTCACTCATCAAAACCTCACCCACTGCCCCCAACTCGCTGCGACTACGGTTGTAATTCGCAGACGTCGATGGCACGACAGCACGGGTCCGTTCGTCCAAAG